CAGCCTACCCAGTAAATTAAGCGATTGTGAAGTTATGTAATAAACCTAATGCAGCAGGATGTCTAACAAGGATTAATCCATATCCAGTTAAGAACATTAGTTTATGTCTAGCGTATGATCCAGCAGCAGTTGGAGCTTGGAACATATTAGAGCCACCATTCTTTAAGAATTCAAAATCTTTACCATAATACTCAATAGCATCTCCGTCAGGTAAAACCCAAATACGATTATGTGGACAGAATTCATCAGTGTCAAATTCTAATACTGTCTTACCAGCAACGTACCCCATTGAAGGAGCTCCTCTTTTGGTATCATTCAATGTGATAAATCGTCTGTCAGCTTCTCGTGCTTCAACTAAAGCGTCTAATGCTTCGTTTGACATAATAGCTTTAGAGTATTTGTATTTACCTACACCAACATTTAAGTTAATCTTACTAACCAAACGTTGGAAGTGAGTTGAATCCAATACCATTCCACCAGCATCTTTAGCACTGATAGCTAATGAATCGTTAAAATGAATACCGTGAATTAAGCGTGTTGCACCAGCAGCTACATTATAAGCTTCCAATCCGTGAAATTCTGTAGATATGTCAGACCATTCAGAAGAGTCACTTGATGGTATAGACAGGGTAACGTTGTCTGTTGCTGATTTCTTGCGTCTGATTGTATCATTTACAGCAATAGCTTGTGTTCCTACACTTTTAACAACAATTGAGTTAGACTCTCTGTTGATTGAAGCTACTGTGAAATCCACCAATCCTGATCCAATCCTTAGAAGGTCACCTAAGTTAAACCATCCAATAAAACCACGATCAGTATTACCAGTTTTGATTACGATAGTCTGAGATACTGCTGCAGCCACGATAGCTGAAGCTGTACCAATGATTCCAGTTCCATCTTGATAGACTAATGTAGATAAGTATCTAGCCAATGCTGTAGATTTAGCATCTGTTTCTTCAGCTAAAGGCTCACCGTATCTTCCAACATCTTCCTTAGCTTTTTCCCATAATGAATCTTCAATCTTAATAGTTGCACCAAAGTCTTTTAAGTAAGCTACACCGTTAACGATGGTTGCTTGTTGAGCATCTGGTAAATCTCCACCAACAACAGGTATAGAACCCACAGCGGCATAACCCAATGTAGTTCTAAGTGCGAAGTTGATGTTCTTTCCATGTGCTGAACCTTTTTTGTGTTTCTTTAAGAAATCCCACATAACACTGTTTTTGGACATCTGATCCATAACACCGTTAATAAATGTTTCCTTTAATAAATTACCTAAAGCTTGATCCCCAACTTTACTTGCTGCCATATAAACTCTCCCAGTTAATTAATGTTACTTTTTATTTAGGCTACGTACGTAATCCACCATACTATTAAAACCACCAGACTTTTTACCACTACCACCTGGATATTTATTTGATGATGCTAACTGTGCTTCATTCTTCGCAACCTTCTTCTTGTCTTCGATTATCTTATCTGCCTTAGCTTGAGAACCTTTAACGTTATAGATCATTAGAGCTTTAGCGTTACTTTCAAATACTTTACGATAAGTGCTAGGCTTTCTAACGTCGAAACCTTGTTCATCAAGTTCTTTAAGTTCATCAAGTGATGATTTCCATAACATCTTATAAAGCTTATTCTTTGATGATTCTTCAAGTCCGTCAAATTGAGCCACATGTTCCATAAACACTGGAGTATACATATCCTGAAAGTTTTGAAATTCCTGTTGAACTTCCTGCTCTTCCAGTTTAGCCGTCCGTTGTTTTGATTCGTACTCTAACTTAGCATGGCTACGTCTAATCTTATCTAGCTCATCGTCACGCTCTAAGTTACGCATTAAATCAGGGTTATTCTGTGCTTGCTTTTTCAGCTCAGACCGCTTGGATTCACGCTCAATCATAGTCTCTAAATCTTCACCAGTGATCACTTTATATAATGTTGCTGTATCACCAGATTCTACTAAACCTCTCATTTGATTCCACATTGAAACTATCTTACCTTGTTCAGCACTTGAAGATTCAATGTCTTTCAGTTTCTTTTGAAGTTTAGCTCTGTCACTCCATGCCTTCCTTGCACCTTCAACCATCTCTAATGCTTTGATGGCTTTTTGGATACCCTCTTCAGACCCAAAATCAACCTCGTACTCCTGACCATTAGCCTTGTAAGTGTGGGTAGATACACTAGCTTGTGACTGTGAATCATCCTCGCCCTCAGCATTTTCAGAAGTTTGTTCGCTACTAGATGACTCGCTTTCACTACCTTGTGTCTCGTCCTCATCCCAAAACCCTCCCTCAGATTGTTCTACGTCTTCACTCTGATTAGCATCCACTGCTGTGTCATTCTGACTCTCAGATGAATCCATTAAACCTCTGATAGATGGATTACTTGTAACAAACGGATTTTCTTTAGGCATATAGCCTCCTTTCCTTGCATCCTTCATTAAAGGGTAGCATTAATAATGTTAACCGTAACGCCTATGGTAGATAAATCATCATAAGCACTCTTGTAATGATCATTATATTATTGTAATAAATAAACTGTCAAACATAATCCAAACTAATTAAACAGCTGGTGGTACTCCCTGTGGCATTGGAGGCATACCCTGCGGTGCTGGTTGACCTTCTGCGGGTAATGCACCTCCAGCCAATGCTTGCTTACCGAACTCCATCCTTTCCTTTACATGCCTAATAATTAAGGCTTGTTTGTCTGACAATAGATTCTCGAACTCAGCTCTCATCAGATACTTATTGCAATACGTCAGCATCTTCTCATGGTCTTCTAGTTCCTCTGGAGCTATGTAAATATCATACTCAAGCATTCTATCAAATATACGTTGTTGCTTATCACTAGCCATCTCTGGTAAATCATACATACTTTCAATATCGTTAAGCTTGAGCATTGATAATACCGCACTGGCATCCACACCAGCTTCTTTTAATAGTGGTTGTAGTAGCATGATAGATTCACGTCTCATACTAGGTTCTAGTGGCAATGAAGCACCGTATTCAACCACCAAATCAAAACCACCTTCAAGGTCAGCATTGGAGAAGTATTTAGTTTCAAATGCTTTTTCCTTACCTATAACCATAACCTTATGTTTCTCAGTCCAGTGTTTTGAGACTAAAGCTATAATATCCCGATATATACCCTCAATAAACATAGCATACTTGTTATACAATCTACGACGGGTCATATTACCAGCCTCAATAGCTGTCTGTAAGCTAAATCCAGACTGTTCACGCTTTTGATTACCCAACATAGCATCATTAACACCTATAATCTCCTGACAGTCTACCTTTAGCATCTCCCTAGTTCTAGGCATATCTGGTGGCAATGACATTGGTTGCATGAATGTAGGCGGTATCTGTCCTTCGTAGCTTATAACATCATAGCTACTGTTGGTTATCACATCGTCAGACACTTCACAGTCTTTTGGTACTAACATCCTGACTACACCGTGTGCTTCTATAGCCTCTACAGCTGCGGAATCGAATCTATTGATTAAATCCTGAATCTTAGCCACATATTCTATATTAGACTTACCAAATACGAAGTCCTCAACGTCGACATCAGTCAGTATGTGGTATGGAAGTTTAGCATCTGGATGAGGATTATACTTAGGGGCATCCAATAGCTCACCATCTTCAGTATGTACAGCATATCTACCAGCAAAACCATTAGAAGGCATGCCTTTCTCGTAGTATACAAATACGTCTACAACCTTAACCTTATTATCAACACCCATTAGCTCTTTAACTTTATTGCCAGCAATGGTCTCATCAAACTTCTTAGCATGATTAGGATACATAAACTTAGCTTCTTCAAGTGGCATTTGAATTCTTTCAAATACAAACCTTACTTCATCCCATGTTTTAGCTGATGAATCAATCCATATATCCCAAATGGATGGAGAATATATCTTAATATCTCCAGTGGTTAGCACTTCGCCAGTCTTTTTGTCAAAGCTTAGTAGTTCTCCACCGTCAACATCCCAGAATATCTTGATAAATCCAGAGCCTCTAGTTAATGTCTTAAGTGTTGTCTGGTCTATCTTCTCTTGGATAGCATACTTCTTATATACGTATCGAGTAATCCGATCCGCCGCATCAGCAGCGTGTTTATCCTGTCTCTCTGTGGAGTTAGGTCTAATGATTACCGATGGGGGATTGGCTGAAACCTGAGAATGAATAAACCTGATGTACTTAAATACATAATTTGCACCGTATGTAGACTTTTCTTCTGAGTTATCAAGGGTATAATGGTCTGATCCGTCGGGATTTAGCAATACTTGATTACCCTCATCAGTTAAGTTATACATAATCCTAGCATTGTTTTCCCAGTCGTCTTCAAAGAACTCTCGGTAAGACTTAGCATCTTTCAATCTAGACTGTAGATTCTTTTTCCACTCTTTATCATCCCACGATATAACCTTTTTCATTAGATTCTCCTCCTGTTTTTAATCTTAACCGTCAAACCTCTAAGCTTTTTGTCTATATCAATATGAGACCAGAGTATTACAACCGCTAACGAGGCATTAAATATGGATAGTATGACTGAAACTAATAATACGACAAAGCTACCATCAATCATTATCTCCTCCTTCTCACCTTCATTTTTTTAATCCGTTTGTCAGCCTCAATCTTTTTTGACTCTCTTAGTATTGAGGATGTCCAATCCTTATAATAATCACCCGTACTTAATACCTCTTCTCTAATAACAGGTTTGGGGAGCATGTCTATAGCGTACTGAGCAGAGTCTAGCAAGTGATACTTCTGAGCTTTAACTATCTTATCTCTAGCTGAATCAGACCATTGACATGTTTGTAATTCGCTAATCAAATCCTTACATGAAGGTATAATCCTTATCTTATCACTCGTCAATCTCTCCTGTAAAGTCTTAATTAATTCCATCTTACGTGTGGCTTTGCTGTAGATACCCATATACTTAATACCCTGTATCTTAGCTTCCTTAGCAAACCATGAAGCATTGGTATCGTAAACACGCCTATATACATTAATACCAGCAATTAGTGTCTCAATCTCAGTCACAAGCTCTGAACCAGCTTTACCTTCCAGGTATTTAGATATGATACAGTACCATTTGTTGGTGTTTGGGTCTTCAGCCCATACCGTTAACCCTGCAAATGAACTAGCTGCCGGGTCAACCGACACAACATGTCTCCAACTAGGACTATAATAAGTTAACTCTCTGACGTTTACGCTGGGGGTGAAATCAAATACAGCATTGGAACCAACATACCAAGCACCACTTAATATAGTGTCTATGTAATCCTTTGAATACCCTTGTAATGATGCCATTATACGTTCCTTGTCAGCATCAGAGTATATTGGATTATCAAACTTATGTAGTTGATACTTATGGGAATACTCAGACTCAGAATCAACTACAGCTTTAACGTCAGGTCTAACTAACTTAGGTGTAAATGTAGCTAGAAAGAACCCTGTGTTGTACATAGCCTTAGCTGAGTCTGTACGTCTATGTAATTCTTCAAGTAAGAACACGTTATCACACATCTCATCTAGCCATACATAATCTAATACCAAACCCTGCACACGTTGTCTAGCCATCTGCTCATTATCGTGAGATGCAAACATAATAGTTGCACCGTTATCCATCCTGACCATCAACCCATGTGTCCTATCAATCTTATATGTACCAGTCTCTAAGAACCTTTGAATCTTAGCCTCCCAAATCTCAGTCTCAACCGTAGCCATTACGCTACCTATAACCAATGTTCTAACAGGTCTATTAGCTTTATCTTGTTCAGAACGCTTATAATAAGGATGAGTATCTGTTAAAAACCATGTCAACTCTCTAGCACCTAGTAAGCTCTTTCCACTCTGGTTCCCCCCAAGTACGTATCTATATTGGTATTTATCTATATCCTTTAGTATCCTCTCTTGTTCAATATTAGGCTTAGAACCTTTAATGTCTGGAGAGAATTGACTGTTTTTCCTTATAACGTCTAATCTTTTTTGAGCTAACGCTAACCTATATGATTCAGACATGTCTTCAATCATACTAACCTCGTGTTGAATTTAATTACATATGGTAATACCTATTTTAAGTCTTTTCTGTACTTGTTGCTCTAAAGGCTCACCTTCCTCTATTTCCTCTTCTTCCTCTTCAATACCCTCGTGATTAAGTAAGTCCTCATTCTCCACATGGTTCTTTCTCATCATACTAGCTAGTCTTTTAAATAGGCTATGCTCCTTGTCTTCAGTAGGCTCACCACCCTCTACTATAGGTATAACCTCCAGCCCTTCAGGATTGGCATGTTTACGCCATTCATCACCCAGTTCTTTATCCATCTTAGCAGTTGCTTCAGCTTTCTTCTTATCATCATCAGTCTCCTTAGATTTACCCATAAGATCATTAAACATCTTCAATAACTCTTTAGCACGTTGCATTGATTGCATGTATACTCCTACGTTAAGAAAACCGTTAAATCGTCAATCAGTTCACCACATATTTCATCATGAGTTGTGAACAAAGGTCTCAGCTCTACAAGTCTATCAAGTGCTAACTGTAATGCACCTTGTTCCATTATAGACTTCATAGTCCACAGTGTGGATATTATAAGTGGCATATCTAGCTGTATACCAAGCTTTATTAGTGTAGAATTACGCT